CATCTGTAATCTCACCTAGATTTTGTCCACCAGGTAATGTAGATACTTCAGTTCCTTTTGCACCTTCTCTACGAGGTAACCAAAAGTCTTCAAGCATTGACATATGTTTTCTGTCATCTCTTACTTCGCCAGTAGAAGCGTCATAGACAAGTTTGTTTCTGTATCTTGCCATCACATCTCTTAGATATGCTTCTGCTTTTACTTTAGGTAAGTTTCCTACATCAACATAAAATACTCGTCTTTCTGGTGCTCTTACTATTCTGTAAATAACAACAGCGTCCTCGATCATTCTTAATTGATTAGTAGGTTTGATTGCTTTGTGCAAGTGACCCATAACCATATTTCTAGTTTGATCTACAACACCAGACGTGACATAAGTAATTGAATCAGTTGATATCTTTATACCAGCATTTGAATTTGCTGAAGACATTCCTTTTTCATTGTAAACAAACCATTCTGCCGTTTGTTCTACAACTTCAATTCCTTTACCTTTAGAATCTCTTTTCTTAGTTATTTCTCGAACCTTCTTAATCTTTCTAGGATCGATATATCTAATTTCACTAATCCCTTTTCTAGGACTAGACGGATCAATCACCTTATGAAAGTAAACTCTTCCATCAATGTACCATCTTTTAAAGATGTCGAATCCTTTTTCGTCAAAGTTTAACAGTCGTAAAACTTCATCAAACTCTGCTCTAATTTTTGTTTTAATATTTTCCGAAATAGCAAGTTTATCTAGTGATAAAGAAACAGCTGAATCTCTTTCATTAGCTACGATAACCTCATTGATTATATCTTCTATCGCAGTATCACATTCAGGATGCTGACTGATCTCACGATATCTTTTGATTAAATCAAAGTCGTTCTTGGCAGTAACTTCCATATCCAAGTATTGACCAAAGTAACCGCCAGCAGATATAGTAGTTGTACCGTCATCTGGAGAAGGTATAGTGAATGCCTGTTTGGCACTCGCCGGCTTCTCCAGATCATTATCTTTTCTTGTTATCTCGAATCCAAGTAGTTTAACCATATTATAATTTTCCTTTTCGATTTAACTTAGTTAGTATATTATGTAGTCGTATCTGTTTCAAAGTATTGGATAGCAAAAGTCACCTGAAACTCCTCAATAGCGTCATTCGTTGAGTAGTCTAAAGCAATATTTGCTAGGTTAGTTGGGAATAATCCTCTGTAAGTATAAGACTTTAGAGTTGTTCCGTTTCTGTCTAACTGGTCAATAAAACCATCAACTTGATAATCAGCAGGATTTGCGATACCTTCGTTGTCAGTCATATTGTTTATACCATTCATCCATCTTTCAAATGCTCTGTACAATTTAAAGTCTGTATCATTTAATACAGTAATTGTCCAGTCTTCGAAAGTTCTATCCCCAGCGATTTTAAGTTGTCTTCCTCTAAAAGGAACACTAACTGAAGGAATCGTTTGTCCAGGTATAGCACTTGCTTTACATAAGAACGCAAGATCAGATGTTTCACCACCTACAGCAGCGTAACCAGGAAAAGGTAAAGTTACCTTAAACTGATTGGCTCTTGCACCACCACCTCTTAAACGAGATTTGAAGTCATTTATATTTGGCATTGTATTTTATCTCCTCTCTATTAAGATCCTGCTACTTCAGAAAAGGATACACCCGTTCTTGTAGCAATAAAGTTAAGTTGGATGAAGTTAATAGAACGTGCAGGTTTGATATAGATATCAGCTCTGAATTCATTTCTATCAATAACATCTCCAGTATTATTTGTATCGTCACAAACTACTGAAAAGTCTGTGATCCCTCTACGACCTTGTACATCTCTTAGGAAAGGTTCTACTAGGTTTCTAAATTGTGCTCTAGTGAATTCATCATTGAACTCAAATAGTTGAAATTTAGCAGCAGTAGAAATTGCCTTTTCTAATACGATAAACAGTCTTCTAACGTTTACTCTGTCAAAAGCACTAGGTTTAGATTGAGCAGTTTTATCTCCAAACAAAACAGTACCTTGTCCTGGGAAAGTAGTCACAGGATTTACTCTTGCTTTGTATAACTCATCTCTTTGAGTTTGATTTGGATTGAAAGCTAACTTAACTGCGCCTCTAATTTGACCTCTGTTGAATCCACCTGGTGAAAACCAAGCGTCTGCAACATTGTCAGTTCTAGCACAAAGACCAGCAATGTCCCCATTTAAAGGAACAAATCTGAAAACGTCATTGTATCTGTCGTACATATATTTGTATCCACTATCAATCACAGCATAACTTGTTGAAGGTAATCCTTCAGCAAATGATTTAACATTGGCAGCTTGTACAATCGCATTTGAAACATCTACTACGTCTGATCTAGCAGGTGATATGAAAGCAACACAGTCTTTTCTTGATGTTGCAATATCCATAACAGCAGTTGCCTTTGTATCTCCAGTAGCGTCAGCACCTGTTTGAGATGGTCCACATATTAATAAACTTAAATCTACTGCCTCAGTATCATTAAATTTCTCGTATGCAGCAGCGATCTCGCCGTTAGTAGCAGTAAAGTCATCTGTACCACTTGCAAGTGAAGTAGAAGATACCACAAATGCATCCCCAACTGAATTATCAAAAGTTGTGCCTGTTTTAGTAAGACCGTCTGATAAAGTTGCAAGATGATCCACCCAATAAATAAATTTAGATTGAGCGTAAAGTACATTTGGATAATAGTTACTTGAACCTTGAGGTGTTTTAGCGTCATGAGCTTGTGAAAGACCTTCAAAAGTTTCTAGTACAGTACCAACTGATCCTGAAATTCCTCCATCTTCGTCAACAACGGCAATATGTAATTCATCTAATGAACCGCCAGCAGCAAGAACATCATCTGTTGTTGTTGGAGCGTTTGCAAAGTTGAAATAATATTCCCAATGTCTTCTCATTACAGCGTTGTCAACAACAGCGTGTCTTAGTCCACCAGTTTCAGTAACTCCTGAAGCAGGATTGAATCTTGCGATTGTTAGAACGTGAGTTGAGATTGCAGTTATTTTGTAATAGAAACCTGAAGGTGTATCTGTAAAACCAGTAGCATCTCCAAATTCTAATATGTCACCGACTTGCATTTCAGAGCCATCATCAACAGTTATTGATGTATCTCCGATAGCAGCAGAAGTGTCAGCAACTAGATTACCACTCATTGAGTGTGGTCCAAAAGCAGTTGAGTTAGTACACATAGAAATCTTTAGGTTATTTCCTAATGTCCCAGCTTCTCTAGCAGCAAATGGTCCTATGTTTGATACTTGTCCAGCACCTGTTGCTGAATAGTAAGTGTCTAAGTAGTCAGTTGTATTTTTAATTAAGACAGCAGTACCAGTTGAAACAGCATTAACGCATCCTGTTATTGGTCTTACTACCTTCAGATTGTTTCCGTAACCTAAAAAGTTTGCAGCACTAAACCATTCTTCGAAATTATCATTGTTTGGTAATCCGAAATTTTCAGCCAATTCTTGTTCAGACGAAATAGTAGTAATCTCATCAATTGGACCTTTAGTTGCCGTAATAACGATTCCGCCAGAAGATGTAGATACTGCTGGTACGATATTCGTTAAATCTTTCTCAGTTACATTAACACCTGGTGATACTTGAAAAGCCATGTTTAGTTCTCCTTAATATATTAATGTTTATTAGTTATAACCCTTTTATACAGATATTTATATGTATCAAAATCTGTACTATTCGCCCTTACGGTAAGTCACAGGTTGCCACAATACACCTGCGTCATCAAAATAGCCATCGTTTCCTTCAGGATCGTCTAATCCATTATCTATAAAACCAAAGGGTGCCATGTCTGCCTCAATTGCGTTTTTTTGATCTGTAAACATTTGGCCTCTTACGTCTATATTCGTTAATTCTTTAAAGTATCTCTGATTTGCCAACCAAGAAAATATAACTAGACACATTACTAAATCATCATGCGAACCTGTTTCAGCTTCAAAAGACTTTCCTTTTGATATAAACGTTGATAATTCTGAGATAATATCAAAGTCATTAATGATTAACTTATCACCTTCTATCAGACTTTTCAGATTTGAAGTTCCAATTTTTTTAGTACCCTTAGTCATTCTCACACCAAGTTGATTACCTC